TGTGCGTATTACCTTGGGTTCATACAGAGTTCACTACAGATGGAACTGCTAACCCTTGTTGTCTTTATACAGGCGCACCAATGGGAAATCTAAAACAAGATAATTTTCTTGATGTATGGAACGGAGACACTTATCAAAATTTGAGAAAGGAATTTCTTAATGGCGGACAACCAAAAGGATGTTCTATGTGTTGGGAAGGAGAGGATGCTGGTTATCAGTCAAAACGATTACAGGATAATAAGAGATTTGAAAAACAACTAGAAGAAATAAAGAAAAATAAAAACTATATTGCTACTGATACACCGAAATATCTTGATTTGAAATTTGGTACATTATGTAACTTAAAGTGCCGTACTTGTGGTAGTATTAATAGTTCAAAATGGCAGACAGATGAAAAGAAATTGTATGGAAGAATACTAAACAAAAAAGACCCATTGTGGATTGATAAAAATCCTAATATATGGGATGAGTTGTTTGAAATTATGCCTCTGGTAGAACAGATGGACTTCACAGGTGGTGAACCCTTTATGATAGACCAACACTTTGAATTGTTACGAAAAGTTGTTGAATCTGGTCACGCGGAACACATATCATTACATTATAACACAAATGGGTCAATCCGTCCAGATGAAACTATATTTAATATGTGGCAAGAGTTCAAGTCTTGTGAAGTGATGTTTAGTATTGACGGAATATTCAAGAAATTTGAATATATGAGACACCCAGATAAATGGGATGAAGTGTGGGGTAATTATAATTACTTTAAGTCACATGATTGGATGCATATACAAGTATGTCATACAGTCAGTCTTTATAATGTATATTACCTAGATGAGTTTATAGACCTGTTTGGTAGAGACAATATATACCTAAATCTTTTGCATTTCCCTAAACAATATTGTATTAGGAATATGCCAGATGCATGTAAAAAACAGGTTGAAGAAAAACTTATAAATATTCCAGATGTGAATGATATCATATCCTTCATGAATCAAGAAGCACAATATGACAAGCTTGACCTTGGGTTTTTGCCTGTTACAGAAAGATTAGATGGAATAAGAAATGAAAGTTATAGTGAAACCTTTTCGGAATTTTATAGGATATTAATAGATGGCGGAATCGGACGAGAACCTTGGAACCCTAAGCAGTACTTTGGAAAGATTAGTTAGTGAAGTAGCTGGTCTTAGAAGTGAACTTGCAGATTTAAAAAGAATCAACACAAATGTTTTACAGAAACATTTGGTAAGAAAAAGCACCCCCAAAGAAACGCATCATATATGGTGGGATAGAAAGAAACAAAAAGTCAATCATGAGGATGTGTTCTCGTGGCCTGCATCTAACTGTTCCGCGACACCAAATGATATCTTTCAGAACAATACCACTATATTATCACATTATCAATCTGTAGATTGGCCTTATGAGTTGGGTGATATTGATGATTTTGACCCAACTGGAAAACACAAGAATACAAACAATCTTTACTTCTTAGAACCGCAATATGTATTTTCTGAAGCATGGGCAAATTGTGTCTCATGGATTCCTCAAGAAGTCCAATGCTGGTTGAGAGAAAGGAAAATGGCACTAGTGTTGTGGTTCCCCCATGAAGGTTTTGCTTATGACCAAGGTTTCCATCAAAAGGGATGGTTACAACAATGGCATTATCAAATGAGAAAACATCAAATGGAAAATGCGATAGTATATTTTGTGTTTGGTGATTTACAAGCGGAACCAAATTATCAATCTTGGTTGAGAACCAGACAAGGTATGGAAAGAACTTCTTTTGAGTTCCAGAAAGTAATATCGTATGACTTTTTTCATGGTTCTTATTGGAAAGAATACGCGGAAAGAACAGGCGTCTATGTACACAGGTTACAGAACCCAAAATACATGCACCAGAACCATTATGGTGGTTCAGACTTAACTGGAGGGTTTACTGACCATGTTATCATACCATATGAAGACTTTGATTCGGATATATTGAATCATGCTCCAAACGCGATGATACAGGACTCTTTTAATAGATGTAAACCAGATGAGGTTCTTCTGGGAATACCTACTGCTCAAGATAAGACGAAAGACTTAATATGTCTTAACGCTAGACCAAGGTCTCATAGAGCTACTTTGGTTGCAGAGTTACATAGGTTAGGATATGATAACAACAATTCTTATATAAGTTTCCTTGGTAGAGAAGATATGCCAGAACAGTTTGGACATCTTGTTAGTTCAGCTGAACCTCTATGGAAACAACAAATGTTTAGGGGCCATGACATAACACAATTTACAGCAAGAAAAGATAATAACTTTATTTCATTCTTGTCGCATGATGTTCAAATAGAACATGTATATAAATTTTGGTTAGAAAGAATTCAAGTTATTGCAGACAGACCAACACATGAAGTTCATGGGGATGATAGATTAATAACATCTAGTATGTACAAAGATTCTTTCTTTAGTTTAGTATCAGAAACCCTGTTTGGTGATGATAAGGAAAGTCTGTTTATAACAGAAAAAATATTTAAAGCAATTGCTTATAGAAGTCCATTTATGGTAGTTGGTAGTATGGGTACATTGAGACATATGAGATATCTTGGTTATGAAACTTTCCCAATGATGTTTGATGAAAGTTATGACCAAGAATATGACCCGAAAAAAAGATTTTCAGCAATAGTTAGAAATTTAGAAGAATGGCGAAGTCATTCACTAGAAGAAAAACGGAAAAGATATAATTCCGCGAGAGAGGTATTAAAACATAATTTTGAAGTGTTCAAAAATTCTAGAGGGAGATTTGAAAAGGAGACTGTTGGCGTATTAAGTCAACTATCTTCACATAATGTTGAGATTCACTAATGTATGCATATTGGTCTAAAGGTGCAGATGTAGAAAGTGGTAGTTACCATATTACGGAGTTTGAAAGGGACTTTGTTAAAAAACTAAAATCAAATACTCCATCTGACTGTATTTTAATTAACTCCACATGGTTTTCAAAACCAGAGAATGTTGATGATTTAAAACAATGGTTTGATGCTAGTCAATTCAAGGCTGGAGAAACCCCTAGAATATTATTGTACTCTGGTATGGATTGGGAAAATTCTACATGTACAGAATCCACGCGAGAAGCACATAGGTTTCTTAATGATAATTGGGAAGTTATTAATATAGGGAATACTGGTGATGGACATTATTTTAATTTTTGGTTAGCTTTTATTCATGAACACATGAGTACATTTTTTGACGACTGTTACACCGAAAAACCAAATATAAAAAAACATTTCATGTGCTTAAACCATCAACCACATGAACATAGAATTCAATTATTAAATACTTTACATGAAGTTGGAATGTTTAATCATGGTATTGTATCTGCTATTGTACCACATGAAGATTATGAGTTTGAGAACCCTGTTATTCTTAGAGAAAAAAGAGACCCTCATATCATGTTTAATTCCCATGAGTGGGAAAGAGTAAACGAATACCATTTAGCAAATGATATAATATCTTTAGGAGACCCAGTATACTGGAATAAACATTTTTGTACTGTTGTTACTGAAAGCGTTATGCATAGTGATGTGTTTTTAAGTGAAAAGACTTTTAAACCAATGATAGGACTCAGACCGTTTATTATTTTGGGTGATGTAAATGTATATAAGAAATTAAAGGAATATGGATTTGACACTTTTGAAGATTTGTTCCCCAGAGTCCATATTGAGGAGAAGGATAAATACTGGAGAACAGATAATGTTATAAAAGACCTCTGTAATCTACAAAGGAGTTATGGATTAGATGGATTAAATCAACTTTACCGTGAATTGGAAACTAGATTGATCTATAATAGAAAGAGAGTCTTGGAAGTGATAAATGATAATTACAACGATATAATGGAGATAAGAAACTTATGACAAATGTTGCATTTATAGGATTTGGTAAATTAGGAAAACCCTGTGCTGAGGTTATTGCACAAAAAGGACATGATGTTAGTGTATATGACCCACGCGAGGTGGAGAGTGAATACTGTAACATTAAGGACACGATAGAAGAGGCGGTTAAGGATAGAGTATTTGTATTTGTCGCAGTACCAACACCACATGACCCTTTATATGATGGTTCAGAACCCACATACCATTTACCCCCTAAAGATTTTAATTACGATACTGTAAAGGAAGTAATTGCAGAAGCTAATAAACATATGACTGAGAATCAGATATTGGTTCTTATTAGTACCGTATTGCCTGGCACCGTAAGAAAAGAAGTTGTGCCTATTATAACCAATCCTAAATTTGTTTATAATCCATACTTGATTGCTATGGGTACAGTCGCATGGGATATGGTAAACCCAGAGATGATAATGATAGGAACAGAGAATGGAGAAGAGTCAATAGAAGCACATAGTCTTATTCATTTCTACAACGAGATAATGGAAAATAACCCCCGATATGAAGTTGGTACTTGGGATGAGTGTGAATGTATTAAGGTGTTCTATAATACCTTTATTAGTGCTAAGATTGGTCTTGTAAACATGATACAGGATGTTGCTGAGAAACAGGGTAATATTAATGTTGATGTGGTTGCAAATGCCTTGCGAGATAGTACACAGAGAATCATGGGCCCAACCTATATGAAGCCTGGGATGGGAGATGGTGGTGCATGTCATCCAAGAGATAATATCGCACTTAGATACATGGCGCAAGACTTGGATTTGGGTTATGACTTGTTTGCTGAAATAATGAAGGCACGAGATATACAAGCAGAGAATATGGCAAATGCCATTCTTAAACACGGAAATAAAGTCGCGTTTACATCTGATTCATATAAACCAAATGTACCATATACGAATGGTAGTTACAGTCTACTAGTCCAACACTATGTGAAAAGATATGGATTTATTGTACCTGTAGATGAAAACCCACATGTCATCGTAAAGGTACATGAGTCAGATTTGATACCTACCGATTATGAGGGAGTTGTGTTTGACCCTTGGAGAAGTCATGTGGGAATAAATGTTGTACACTACGGAGATACAAGAAATGAAAAAAAGGACGAAAGAGAAACTACACAAATTCATGAAAGCAGGGGAACTTACCAGAGTAATCAGGAAGGTGTTGTTGGAGGTCTCGGAGAAGACCGACTCTAAACTCGATGAGATAGAACAAAAAGAAAAAGAAAAACAAGAACACTTAGAAAAGAAACTTAAAAAGATGAGAGAACGAGACCCTTTTATCTATGACTAGATTAGTTGCATATGGATGTTCACATACTGGCGGTAATGAGTTAGCTGACCACATTGTTCTTAAACAACCAAGAGAAAAAGTTGACATAGTAAAATCTAGCTATGGTCAAGGAAATTGGGATAAGATTTTTGATTATTTTGGTTTTGATTCTGACCCAATGGATGAGATGGAGTTTGATATTTTTCGGTATATTGATATTACCAGAATTGAAGAACTTCATTGTGGTGAGGATTTAAATCGCTCTTTGAGTTGGGTTAGATATCTTGCTGAAATGCGTGGGTTTTCTCATTATAAGAATAGAGGGTATGGTGGTGCTTCATTAGAACATTGTCTTTTTTTCTTAGAAAATGATTTGATGAATAGAGAAGTAAGTTTAGATTTAGACGAAATCATTGTTCAAGTGCCACACCCATATAGATGGTTATCATTTAAACATGATGGAGAATTTACTACATGGAGTCCAAACCAAGTATTCACTCTTCCTATAGGTTCCGATGGAACTACATATGGAACAAAACCAGATATTGATTCCTTCCGAACACATGAGTTAAATATCTATAATATTACTTGGAGATATTACAAGTCAATGAAACAACTTAAACAACTTGGTGCCAACTTTTTCTTTATAGAAAAGACTCCAGAAAACATAAAAAATGATTTATATCTTGACTGTGATGAAATCCCTAGTTTTGAATGGGTAGAATATTGTTGGAATTGGATTATTAAAAATTGTATTAAAATTGAAGGTTGTTATGATACCGATGATAAACATGGTTGGGGTCACTATGGAACAGATGTACACTATGATATTGCGAGAGATTTAAATGATAAGTTGGGGAATTAGTGCTTGTACACATGACGCTTCTTTAGCGGTTGTTAGAGATGATGAGATATTGTTTGCCTCTCATAGTGAGAGATTTAGCGGATATAAAAATGATGCTTTTCTGAATCCAGAGATTATCATGGAAGCGAAAAAGTATGGTGAACCCGATTATGTTTATTGGTATGAAAATCCTTGGTTAAAATGGACAAGGAAGAAATACGCAAAACAACAAAGACCTTGGTTAAGTCCTAGAAAATATTTAAAACACTTTGGAATCAAGGCACCCTATTATACTACGCACCATAAAGCACATGCAGCTGCTGGGTATTATACTTCACCCTTTGATAGTTCCGCGATATTAGTCATTGATGCTATTGGAGAATGGACTACCACATCTATATGGAAGGACATGAAATGTATCTGGACTTCTAAGTATCCAGACTCATTAGGGTTGTTCTATTCCGCGATGACAGATAGAATTGGATTGAAAGCAAATGAAGATGAGTACATCCTTATGGGTATGTCTGCTTATGGTGACCCCGATAGATTTTATGATGACATTAAACCATTACTAAAACAGAACCTACATAGAGGATGTAAGTGGTGGAACCCAGATTTAAAAGAAGAAGATTACTTTGATGTCGCAGCTGCTACACAGAAAGTCTATGAAGAACAATTTGGAAAACTGCTATTTACAACTGCGAGATTAACAGACCAAACCAATCTGGTTTTTATGGGTGGGTGTGCTTTAAATTGTTTGGCGAATAGAATTATACCACAGTATTTTGCTAATCATTGGATTATGCCAAATCCAGGCGATGCTGGTTCTTCTATTGGTGCGATTGCAGCTAGGGAACATAAAAAGTTGAAATGGAAAACACCGTATCTTGGATATAATATAGAAGGCGGATATCCAACTAGTGATATACTAGCAAATCTTGTCGCATTGAAGATATGTGGTGTCGCAAATGGTAGGGCGGAGTTTGGGCCGAGAGCTTTGGGTAATAGAAGTTTACTCGCAGACCCAAAAGGTTCTCAAATGAAAGATGTCGTTAATAAGATTAAAAAGAGACAGGAGTTTAGACCCTTTGCACCAGTTATATTAGAATCCGAAGTACACAAGTATTTTGATGTACCAGAAGGATTTCAATCACCGTATATGCAACATGTCGTTAGATGTAAAGAACCAGAACTGTTTCCTGCTATAGTACATAAGGATGGAACCAGTAGAGTTCAGACTGTCAATGATGAACAACATAGTGGGTTGACGCGGTTGTTACAAAGATGGAAAACATATAGTGGTCATCCCATCCTTCTAAATACGAGTTTGAATATTAAAGGCGAACCAATAGTCAATGATGAAAAAGATGCAGCTAGGTTTGAGAAGAAGTATGGAGTTAAGGTGTGTGTAAGATAGAACAAGTTAGACCTTTGATATGGGAATTAACAGAATTAGATTTACCACCAATACCACCCCAAGACCAATGGCGCACGGCTGGACTATTTACTGAAGGTGAAATATCTAATGCACCGTTGCGTGAAATATATCACTTTCCTGTTTTAAAAGAATCATGGGGTATTATATCAGATAAGGTACTTCACTTAATAAGAAATCTTGATTTAAATGAATTGTGGCAGGGATATAATGTAAATCTAAAACCTTTTGATACTATAGGATTATGTATTCATAAAGATTTACCAAATTTCAATATGTATGGTCATTATGATAACCGTAGAGTTATTGGTGCAATAATAGTGAACTTAGTGGATAATAAAGACCCTACAACCTTTTTAAATTATACTAGTCCCACAGAAAGGAATACTGGTATTTTCTTTTTGAATGATTATACTACAAGACACGCGGTAAGAAATACAAGTGACCGAGATAGAATAACAGCATATCAAAATATATTCATTGACTCTTTTTTTAAGGGAACATCAAATGCGTGAGATAAGATATCATAATGACGAAATCATAAAGGTAGATGGACTTCATTTCTATGGATGTTCTTATGTTGCTGGACAGGAACTTTTGGACAAAGAACTTCCAGACCCAATGGCTATTGACCCAAAAAAGATGGCGAAACAGGAGGGCGAACCACAAGATGAATATTATCGCAGAAGATTATCAAGAGAACTTCTTTGGAAGAAAAAAATAAAACTTGAAAAACAACTCGCGTGGCCACAACACATGTGTAGTTTATTAAAGGTTAGATGTTATAATCATGGACAACACGGTTCATCTATGACCCAGATGAAGGGGAACATAGTTCAACATATTATAGATGGATTATATGAACCCAATGAAGCTATAGTTGTCGGGTTGACAGGATTTGCTAGAGAAATGGTTTTTGCAGAAGATGAAACTCTTCTCTATCATCTTAGAAAACATGGCGCTGCTGTAAGTATGGTTATTGCATCTGACTACGAAAGAAGAGGTGATAAAGAGTTCGCGTTGAAGTATATGAACTTAAAAGGAACCTATACTTACCTGTGGTTTTTCTTACATGAAATATGGAATATCATGAATATTTGCGTGACAAACAATGTAAAACTCTACATTATTCCTATGTTAGACCCATTTAACCTTAAATGGTACAGAAAACAGTACGATATTGACTATAAAACCAATGAATTTAATACACAATTGAAATTTCTAATGTCTGAAATAGATAAGTATATGATAAAGGGAATGAAGATTGACCCACTAGGGGCCAACATTATAGAAAGATTACCAAGGGGCCATCCTTGTGCCAAGAGTCATGAAAAGTTTGGTATAAAGGTTGGTGAGAAGTTATTAATATGAGTAACATATTAAAGTTCCCAACCAAACGCAAATGGGAACCTACAGGATACAGAATTAATCTATACACGGAAGAGGATATCTATCTCGTTCTCTTGTGTCTCAATATATCCGATGATTTAGATGACCCCAAACGCTGGGTCAGAAAAGACCTTCGCACTTTAGAACCAGAATTCGTCATAGACAAACTTAATGAATGTCTAGACAATCAAGCGTTATCTGAGAAAACATATAAAAACATTCGTAGGATAATGAATTCAATAGAAGTTGTGCCATTATCGGCACTTTATAATTAGGAGAAAAAATGAAATATTTAATAATGATATTAGCAATGGTGGCATCATTTGGTGCTCACGCGGAAATAAATTCTTCTGCCAATGTAGCGTTGAGTAGTGAATATATTTTTAGGGGTCAAACCCAAACTTTAGGAGACCCAGCTGTCTCTGGTGGATTTGATGTTGGGTATGAAGGAGCCTTTATCGGAATGTGGGCATCTGAAGTAGATTACGGAGATGGACTTGCAAATTTAGAGGTTGACCTTTATGCTGGATATGGTTTGGGATGGAAAGACTTTTCTGCTTCTTACACATATGTAGACTATAACTATAACGGAGACTCATCTTTAGATGGAGTTGAACATCAAATAGCACTAGGATGGAAAGATGTAAGTCTTTTACATGTAGTTGGTGCAGAGGGGTTTGTTGATTATAGTGAAGTCTCTTACACTTTACCTATAGTTGCATTTGATGTTTCATGGGGAACATGGGATACAATAGGTGACAATTGGTCAGTTGGGAAAAGCTTTGACTTGGGCCCAGTTGACGGAACAATTCAGTATATAGAATTTCATGGTGATGCTGATATTTCAAACGAAAGGAATATAGTATTAACAATAAGCAAAGAAATATAACAAGATACATTTTAAATCGAGGAGAGATTATGTAAAAACAGTCTTTATGATGGATAGCAAATTAATTTAACCAACCATCTGGAGAGATACCACATGCCAAGACGCAATACAAACCTACAAGTAATTGAGAATTTAAATTCTGATGTACAGAAGGTGAAAAGAAAATCAACTTTAAAAATGCGTATTGAGGATTTAATTACAATTGATGCACTCACAGAAACCCAAGGACATTTTTTCGCAGAGTACAAAAAAGATTGTAGAGCAATGTTATTACATGGATGCGCTGGTACAGGAAAAACATTTATTGCCCTGTACCGAGCATTAGAACAGGTTTTACAGAGAGGAAACCCATATAAGAAAGTAGTCGTTATAAGGTCAGCAGTCCCATCAAGAGAAATAGGACATTTGCCAGGCGATGAAACTGAGAAGACTGCGGTGTACATGCAACCATATATTGATATGTGTACTGCATTGTTCCCCCAAAAACAACAGGCATTCCAGAGACTAATCGAACAGAAATATGTAGAATGGATGATTACATCATTTGTAAGAGGAATTACATTGGATAATTCCATTATTATCGTGGATGAGTGTCAAAATATGAATGACATGGAGATTAATTCCATTATAACTCGCGTAGGACATAATAGTAAGATTATATTCTGTGGAGACTTCCGTCAAACTGACCTATATAAGAAAGGCGATTTAAGTGGATTGCAGAAATTCATGGTAATTGCTGAAAATATGCCTTCTTTTAGGACTTTTGAGTTTAGTGAGGACGATATTGTCCGTTCTGACCTTGTAAAAGAGTATTTAATATCAAGAATCCGCTATGAAGAGCAATATGGGACTTGACATTTGCTCTGAAGGCTAGTATAATGGTCACATAATTATAGGATTTTTGTAATGTTTACACATATTGACGAAAAACACGATTTTCCCCAGTTAATGAGGGAGAATTTTGAAGGAAAAAGGACATATGTAACGGAAAATGGTGATAGATACCCTTCTATCACCACCGTTCTTGGATATAAGATAAAACCCGCTATAAAAGCATGGAGAAAAAAGGTAGGAGAACAGACCGCGAACAAAATATCGCGTCAATCGTCTGTTCGGGGAACCAAAATTCATGGTGTTTGCGAGGATTATCTTAATAATAAGGAACTTGATACTGAAATGTTGTCCTTTGTAGAGGAAGATATGTTTGATAACATGCGCCTTTACCTTGATAAAATAGACAACATTCACGCGATTGAACAATTTTTGTACAGCGACCATTTAAGGTTGGCTGGTCAAGCGGATTGTATCGCGGAATTTGAGGGAAAATTGTCTATTATTGACTTTAAAACCTCTGCTAAAAGGAAAACCAAGTCATATATAAAGAATTATTTCGCTCAATGTGCTGGTTATGCCATCATGTTTGAGGAAAGAACAGGAATACCTATCACAAATTCAGTAATTATCATTGGTGTAGCGAATGAAGAACCACAATTATTCATTGAACATCGTGATAATTATACAGAATACTTGTTAGAATGTCGAGATTTATACGAAAATAACGCTTGACTTCTGGCCCATCTTATACTATAATATAAATATAACTTGACTCTATGAAACGAATTGAAAGGTTGACAGGACGGGGGTGCGATTCCCCCCGCCTCCACCAATTTATCCTTATAGACCCGACTAAGGGGGCGAATAGGATCGACTGGGACTTATTAGAGGAGTGGAGAGTTCGGAGAGGAAGCTGCCGTAAGTGCAACGCAACCATAAACGCAGAAGATAATACTGCTTATGAGGACTACGCTTTAGCGGCGTAGAATCGCTCGGGGTTTTGGAGACAGTTCCTAGCACCAGAATACTGTCTCGTTTTTATCTCATAAAGAGAAGGAGGAAGATATGTGGTTAATTACAGGACTCGTAATAGGAGTTGTAGTTGGTGCATGGATTAAAGACCGAAAAGGTTGGTTGGATTTTCTTGACACATTATTTGACAAGATACCATTCTAATCTAGTACACTATGTACAGTTGGTTTTTAACTGCCATCTCAGCGGTTACATTAGTATTGTTCCCGCTAAGCGCTGACAACCACTTTGTTAACGACAAGAATTTCCTAGAATATGAACAGGAATTAATTCATAATCAAGAAGAAATTGCTTGTCTTGCCGTTAACATTTACCACGAAGCGAGGGGCGAAAGTGAAGAAGGAAAACTTGCAGTAGCTTTCGTAACTCTCAATCGTGTTAAGAGTGACGCATATCCAGATACAGTTTGTGGAGTTGTTTATCAAGGAAAACACAAACGGTCTTGGAGAGATAATGAAACGCTGGTTCCAGTAAGACATGGATGCCAATTCAGTTGGTACTGTGACGGTAAATCCGACATGGTACAAGATTTCGACTCATATGAGGAAATCGTTGAATTGTCAATGAATGTCTGGTATGGAAGGTTTGAAGATAACACAGATGGAAGTTTGTTTTATCACGCAGATTATGTAGACCCAGCATGGGCGCAACACATGGCAATGACAAAAAGGATAGATAATCACATTTTTTACACGATGTCGAGTTATTAATTATGTCTGATAAGGTTCACAATTTTATTGTTACAGGCGGATGTGGATTTATAGGTTCACATTTAGTAGAAGCATTAGTTCTTCACGGGCAGAATGTTCTTGTAATTGATGATATGAGAACTGGCAGTTTTAAACTCGATAGTAAACATGTGAAGTATCTACATCAAGATGTTGCATCAGCAATCCCAGTTGGGAAGTTTGACGCAATATTTCACCTAGCCGCCACGCCTAGAATTAGGTTATCACAGAAAGACCCCTTTGGTACTATCACAAATAACCTTAATTCAACAATGGTAGTTTCTGAATACGCGAGAAGAGAACGAATTCCTTTGTTTTTCGCTGCCTCTTCTAGTACTCAGTTTCTTCATCATCACGATAATCCTTATACATTTTCTAAGTGTGTAAGTGAAGAAATCTTAGAACTTTACCACAAACAATTTAACTTGGAATATCATATGTTATATTTCTATAATGTATATGGCCCAAGGGAAGCTGACTATGGAGAATATAGTACGGTAATAAGAGCATTTAAGAAATGCATCCAAAAGAATGAACCTCTTAGGATATTTGGTAGTGGTAAAAAAGAAAGAGATTTCACTCACATCCATGATGTAATCGATGGTATTCTAAAGTTGTTAACTACAAAGAGAAAACCAAAACATGTACATCTTGGTTCTGGTAATCCAGTTAGTATAATGGAAATAGCAAACGCATTTAATCATCATGCTGTTCACGAATTCGATAAGAAGGGTGAAGCAGAAGTGACCGAATGTGAAAATCCTTATATAGAACCTCAATACGATGTTATTGGATATATCAAAAAATGGAAGAGTGATTATGAGGAAGAAGCTATTTTAAGAAAAATAAACAAAGATTTTCGTAATGTGGAAGAAAAATATGCCAAAATTGATAGTGGACAATGACGAGAAAAAAGAAGAGAAGATTAGTGATGTTGCTTTGGTTACAAAGTCAGAATTTCAAACATCATCTGAATTCTCTCAGCATATAGAAAAGAAGGCTGTTTCTGCTGGAAACTATATCGATGTATTAGTCGAGTATTGTACCAAAAATGACATAGAGATTGAGAGTGTTAAAAAATTATTAACCGCATCTCTAAAAGAAAAGATAAAAGCAGAAGCAATTGGACTTAACTTAGTTAAGGGACAAAAGTCTTGTAAGTTACCTATATGATTGAACCCTATGAAGTTTATAAGTTATATCTAGCAATTAAACTTCATTTTACTACTAAGTCATATGATGTAGTAAAATATAAGGGTAAAGTTAGAGTAAAACCAGAGACCTTTCGTAAAAGAAAGGACATGGTATCTATAAAGAAACTTGCTAGAGATTATAAACGCGAGGAAATAATAGATTTTTTAGTCGCAAATTTTGTATCTGGAGAACGATGGGGTGGTTTGTTTGATATACAGGCATCCAAAAGATACGAGGATTGGAAGGCAAAGAAGAATCAGAGAGAATATCTCTTTCAAAGGGATGTCTCAAAGATACTACTAGAGATGGAAAAACAAAAAGTTGGCGCTTTTTTTGAAAAAAATGGAAAACAGGGCTTGACTTTTCGTCTGTACTTTGGTAGAATGATCGAAATTGAAACTCTTGTTATATTAGATAAGATTTTCGATTTTGTAGAAGAAACGGATGATATCTTATTAGAAGATGTTGTACTACTAGTGAAAAAGTATCGCCCGTTTGTTAAGGTGACTGACTCTATGAGAGAAGTCGCTAAAACACTTACTCAATAACCTGTATAAATAGGAGTGTACATAATGAGTAGGAAACTACGCCCTCATGATGAAGAGAAGCGTATGAGAAGAGTACCTAGTGAAGATAAAACTAGACTTGACAAATACCAACATCTCTTGTATAATGAGGATATGTATGAGTCCAATGAGTTCTTGAATGATTTGGATAAAAAAAGTAAAATACAACGCAAACATAAACCAATATAACGCACAAGGAGAAATATATGTCGTTTAATACTATAGAAGAGCTACGCAAGTCGCGTGGCAACTTTGACACCCTTCTTAACCAAGTTGAGAAGATGTCTACAACTACCACCGAG